TCTTCCTCTACGATGTCGTGGGCGGCGAGCAGATCGGCTTTTCCAAGTTCAACGGGACAACGTGGTCAGCCATCGTGACCAGCACGCTCGCCACGATCACAGCGGGCGCAGGGATTGCCGCGTACTGGACGGGCAGCCTCTATACCCTGGCGTACTCCGATGGCTCTACCATCTCTTCGGCAACCTACAACGGGAGCGCGACCTGGGCGCAGCTCGCGCCGATCGCGCCGGCGACTCCGGGGTACTCAAGCCTGGTGAGAGTGAATCCGCGCGTAGCGTTCTTTGATACGCTGTGGCATCTGTGCTGCATCGAGTACGATGTCAGTTCTCTCTATGGCTCCGTCTATAGTTATCCGCGAGTGAGAGAGTCGGCGGACTTCGTTCACTGGTCCGATGGCTGGATCGTCCACGACTTGCCCGCAACCTATGCCGCGAATTACCTCTTTCTCGCGGCTCCACAGTCAGGCAACTCAGGGGCGCGGTACTACTTATCCACCATGTCCACCGTGCTTTCCACACCAGCATTCAGCCAGGCCAATAGCGCGCACTATCTCGATGTGTCAGCCAGTATCCTCAGCTACAAGCGGTACGAGCGCGTGAATAAGCCGGCTGAGCTGAAGGTTGTGATAGACAACAAGGGCGGTGTATACAACGGCCTGCTCAATCTCTCAGGAAGCAGCTCCTACCAACCCATCGGGCCAGGAGCCACGCTCAAACTCTCCGAGGGCTACATCGTATCGGGATCGTCCGACACTATCGCCACTGGCACCTACCGGCTGATGAGGGCGGCGGTGATGCGCTCGCCCACGCAGCATCAGATCATGCTCATCGGGCTTGATCTGAGCGAGCGCCTTGATCGACTCGCCAGGTGGCAAAACACCTTCACCAACCAGACGCTTCAATACCTGCTCGCGGAGGTAGCCGCGCGGGCCGGGATATTCAGCGTCCACATCACCGGCGGCAGCCAGCTCTCGCAGAACGTGCCGGCATTCGTCATCCAGGCCGGACAGAAATACCGGGAGGCACTGGATTCGCTCTGCACAACCTATGGCCTCGACTATTTCCTCGATCAAACAGAGACATTGCAGATACGCGAGATCCTTGCATCAGATACCAGCGTGTGGACCTACCAGGATGAGATCGAGCAGGTAGCGTTTGGCGCGGATTTCGAGAGGGCCAATCACGTTATCGTCAACGGCAAGCCATCGGGCGGCGCGTTCGGGATTGTCAGCGCGGAGGCATACGACGATAGCGCGATGGCCGCGCTACGCGAGGAGCGCATCATGCACCATACCGACCTGAAGATTACGGGGAACGCGCAGGCCGGTGTGGCGGCGAACCTGATCCAGTACGCCGAGCAGCGCGCCCAGGTTGACACGCGCCTGGTCGTCCCGCTCAACCCGGCGTTGCAGTTAACGGACGTCATCACGGTCACAGACGCGGCTGCGCCGACGGGCAGCGGGCAGTCGGCAGTCGGCAGGATTGTTGGGCATGAGGCGATCTACGACGCTACGAAGGCGGAATATGAAAGTCATTTGAGCCTGCAAGGGCATTAAGCACTTATGGAGGTTATGAAATGGTCGCAGTGAATCAACATGGAGAGGTTGCCAATTTTTCAGAAGCCGATCAGTTCCAGCCGGCGAAGACACAGTTTGCCTGTGGCTACTTTTCTTGCGCCATTGCACGAAGCATGGCCCGGCCAGGCGAGGCGCCCACGCTCAACGTGGCGCAAATCATCGCCGACGCCGAGAAGTGGTATGCCCAATTCGATGGCGCGGACACGGCCAGCAACACGGCAGGCATGACCGAGGAGCAGGAGTACGAGCTCCTCAAGCAGATCGGCCTGCACTATCAGGCCATCCCCACTGATATCACCCAGGTCAAAGCCTGGGTGAGCGCGGGCTACCCGGTGATGATCGCCGTGCGGGAGGCCAGCGTGCATGATCTCGCACTCGACGGGGCCAATCCGTATCCCTGGCATCCGGCAGGCACGCACATCATCCTGGTGACAGGCGTGCAGGGGAACAACGTCCTGGTGCGCGATTCCGCCAACGTAACCAGCCTCTCCAACCCGGCCAGCCTGCGACCAGGGCCGAGGCTCTATGACGCGGGCAAGCTCCAACTGGTGAGCGCGACCGTTGTGGCGCCGCCCTGGCGACCGAGGCCAGAGAGCGAGAGCGCGATCCCCACAGCGGACATGCAGATCCCCGATGGATGGCAGGACGACGGGCAGCAGCTTGTCGCGCCCAATGGCGTGCCAGTGACCGGAGCATTCCGGCTCTACGTGCTCTGTAGCGCGTGGCCGCCGGCGGATGTGCCGATGGGGCCAGAGCACAGCGCGAACCCGGTTGAGTTAGGCTGGCAGCAGCGCGATGACAACAACGAGGGAACAAGGCAGATTTTCCTCTACTCAGAGTTGTGCCGGACCAGCACGCGCAGCGCCTACCGCGCCAGTGTCGGACGCGAGTTCTGGACGGCATTGCAAGCCGCCGAGCAGAGCCGAGGGCCGAGCGCGCAGGCGACGGCCACGATCAACGACATCAAGGCGGCGGCCAAGCTCGCGGGCGATACCAGCGCGCACATCATGAGCCAGGCCGACGCGTTATTCGAGCAGCTCGTCTAAGGGAGGAGGAGACGTGAACCCATTCTTTCAATCGCTGGCGACCTTCTTCGGCCCGACCATCGCCACAATCGTCGCCTGCCTGGCTATCGCGCTCGCGGCCTACGCCTATCAGAACCTGGTGCAGCTCCTGCCGCAGAGTATGCGCGAGCATGTGGACGCCATCGCGCAGATGGCCGTTCGTGCTGTGGAACAACGCTACTCCAACGCCGACCCGGGCGCGACCACCAGCCGGCAGAAGAAGAACGATGCGCTGAGCATCATGAACAGCGTAGCAGGCGCGCTCAAGATCCCGATGGACGCGCAGCACGCCAGCGCCGCCATCGAGGCCGCCGTCTACGCGCTCAATCAGCGCGAGCCTCGCGTGAGCGCGCAGCCGACGGTCAAGACGCCAGCACTCACGGCAGGTGAGCCGGGCGACATCCGCCGAGGGCCTGGAGGATAAGCAGAGTGCGCATTTTGCGCGATACTTGCGCGGTATCAACCCGTGACAGGTTGTCACAGGTTGGTTGAGGAGGCACGTATGAGGATCATCGAAACAACGCAGGCGCAGCCGATCCAGCTCCAGAGCGTGAGGATCATCGAAACAACGCAGGCGCAGCCGATCCAGCTCCCCTATGTCGTCGAAACAACGGGGATACAGCAGATCAGGGAAGATGATAGCCCGGCGGAGCAAGAGGAGTATGGGCAGATCAACTCCGGGCAGGACGACGACCAGGACCCCTATCCCGGCGACTACAACATCTGGGTGTGCTATTCCGGCTGTCCGATCTGCCTGCGCAACGCCGACGCCGGGCCGGTGAAGGCGGGCGACGCCTTCCCATCGGGGCATACCATGCCGCCAGCACACCATCATTGCAACTGTGATCTCGAAGCCATGACTCCCGACGAGTGGAGAGCCAGGGCCAGGGCCACGATGAGGCACAAACACGCGAGGCCACGACCATGATTTTATCTGACATCGAGACGGCAGTACGCCAGGACCTGTTCGATCCGAGCGCGGCCCGCTGGCAGACCAGTGACATCGACCGCGCGATCGACAAGGCGGTAGACAGGTACACCCAGTACTACCCGAACATCAACTGGGTGGATATGCCTACCGAGGCGTACCAGCGCACGTATCCCTACCCGACGCCGGCGAACCCATCGTACCCGGTGTTGTGGATCGAGCGCGTGATTGTGCCCTTACAGGTCTATGGCAGCTACTTCAATCCGCCGAGTGCGGGACCGAGCGCAGCCCAGGGCGCAGCCGGCAACGTGAATGGCACGGTGAAGTATCTTTGCACGTTCATCAGCCAGGGTGGAGAAACAACGGCGGGACCAGCGACGAGTATCACCGTGAGCAACAAGCAGGTCCAGCTCACAAACATCCCGCTGGGGCCGCCAACAACGGCCAGCCCGAACATCGCCACAAACATGGTGATCGGGCGCAACATCTACCGGACGCAGAACGGAGGTTCTCCCTTCTATCTGCTCGCGGTCATCCGGGACAACGTCACCACGACGTTCACAGATAACGCGCTGGACAGCGCGCTCGCCGGCCAGCCCAACCCGCCGAGCGTGAACACATCGGGCGTGATGTACTGGCCGCCATTCGAGCGCGATTTCAGCGAGTACAGCAATCTCTGGGACTCAAACATCGCGCTGGCGGCGGGCGGGAACATGGGCGCGCAGGGCGCGGTCGGCTCATCTCAGAGCACCATAGGAGCGGTGCAGCCATCATTCACGCTCAAGATGGGCATGGCCGAGTTGCCGCAGGACAACACGCTGGTCATGCGCGTCTTCTACGCCACCAAGCACCAACTGGACACCAGCGGCTCGACGATCCCCGAAATTCATAGAGATATCATCACGCTGGGGGCCTGCGCCTACGCGATGGAGGCGTACCAGGTTCCCACAAACGACAATTTTGAGTTTCAGGATGGCGCGCTGCGTGATCGCGTGGATGACACGAAGATACCGGCGGCCTGGTTGGAGGCGACGAAGGCCA